AAGGGCAGCTAGGGAGATGAAGTTGTCGTTGTATGCAAGACCACCTGCACCGGACGGGTCAGGCGTGACAACTTGCAGCATGTTTGATGATGTGAGTGATGCCATGTTATTCTACTGCTTTGCCTCGTGGGTCAGTGTAGTGTATTGTGCGGATCTGAAACGACGACCACCCAGAAGCCTTGCTGCCACTGTAATACACCTGACCAGCCGATGTTGTCCACATAGGGGCGGTCACTCTTACACCTGTGCTCATGTCAGTGTGTGACGACAAATAGAACCCCCCAGCGTGATTTCCTGGGGCAAGGTTCAGCACGCCAGAACCAGACGAACTTTTCGCCTGCCCGTATCCAACCCACAGGCAGCGTATCGGTGGAACTTGCACAGTGAGTGCGGTTAGTGATGTCGGTGGCGTCGTGTCGTTCAAGTCCGTTACTACTTCCTGCCAGTTGCAGTTGTCGTCAACTTGTTCGTAGGCCGTGATGTTACTACTTCCGTCTGTTAATACCGCCCATATTCGTCGCTTATAGTCATAGTTCGTTGGCATCGTGGGCGAACTAAACGACGTACTAAATAAAGCATCAACAACGCCTGTATCGCTACGCTTAATTAACCAGATGGCATACCATGTGCTCGTTGTGACTGATCCTGTATCAAGCCCTCCCGCCGCCGTGCCTACGCTCCATGAGGAGTCTATCTGCTTGGTGATGGCAGATGAAAGCACAAGCACAGATGCATTGGTCGAGTCCGTCGCCGCACCTGTGGTGATGTCGATGTCGTGGTCCGAGTCCGTACCGTTGCTGGTATGCAATCCACGGATCGAATCGATGGTCAGGTCGGAGATGTCCGAGAAGTTATCATTGAGGATAACGCCCGCAGCACCGCTAGGCACGCCATCGTAGATGTCGAGGTAATTGTAGGCGGTTGATGCCATTTAACCTTGACCCCCTTTCCAAATCTTATAAACAGTGATTAACAAAGCGCCAGGACCAGCGAGTACGGTTGTGATACCAGCCTTTTGCCATTGTCGATTTTATTTGCTAGCCTTTGTATGCGTGTTTATCGATGATCATTTCTTTGAGTTCCTGTCCTTCGAGTTTACAGTCGAGGTTCTCTGCTTTGTGCTTGCGGGACAACGCTTGGGTTATATCCTTGGACAGTTTCGGCTTCTTCTCTTTTGGTTCCATCTCCACGATCGCGTTTATCACCTTCCCGCTAGAGACGAGTTCGGCGTTCTTGATCTTCGCTTTTCGTATCATGTCCGACTTACCCTCCACCCATGAACAAGGATCAGATGGTGGGCCTAGACCAGAGATGTGAACCATCCCAGCGGTACTAATGCCAGCCTTCTTCGCTCGCCGGAGGACTTGCTTTGCAGAACGTGCTGTCATGCCTTCCATGTTGTCGGACGATCGGGGATGTGCTGCTAACCAAGACGTGTCGGTATCGAGAGCCGGTGGATTCTTCTGTGCCAACATCGCTGCGAACGAAGGATTGCACTTCTCTTTAGCGAGGATCTTGTCGTACATTTTCACGCAGCCAAGACGCTCGCATTCCTCTCTGTAGTGTTCTTCCCAATTCATTGCTTACTGTTTCCTTGCTGTGGGGGTGGGGCTATAGGCTGTGGCGGTGGCACAAGATAGTCAGTGGGGTCGATGTCATGTGCCTTGCCGATGTCTCGAATCATGGCGTTGTACGGGCCGACTTGACCCATACCTACCATCTGCGAGAGCGTTGGCATCATCACTTGGGCGAGGTTGTTAATCTTGTCCTGCTGCGATTGCTTGTTAGGCTTGGCTGCGGACCCTGCCTCGATTCGGTAGTTGTAGTCGCGCACCACAGACTCAAAGTCCTGCGTGCGCATTTGTGTGTCCCAGACGTGTGCGGATAGATCACCAACAGCACGTCGGATGTCTTCACCAGTAAGGGTCCATGACGCGGCTACCATCTCGTTGCGGAACACATTGGACAAGAAGTCTTCTGTCCGATCGTTCATGTCGTCTACGCGGATCGTAGCGTTCTGCTCGCGGGAGTTGCTCTCACTGGCTGAACGGATCTGAGTACCAGAATTGACGCCGTAGAGGATCTCGATCAAGCCGGTTCGCTTATCGAATTGGTTCATCACCTCAAGCACAACTTGGTACAGTTCAGAGTTAAATGCCTGGAGGTTAAACACCTCGACGTTGTCCCGAATATTACCGTCAATCTCCTTGGTTTTCATGACGGTATATGCACCGGCACGCTCCATGAAGTTGTTGTAATAATCCTCACCGGCACCCTCTTTGATGGCGATGATTGTACCGGCCTGGGCGACCTTAGTTGCCAAGTGTGACATGGCCCAATTTATGAAGCGTAGCTCCCCAATTCCAGGCTTGACAATCGAAATATACCAAACATCGTTCGGTTTGTTCGTGAAGCCTAGGGACTGGAAAGGCCACCCACCATCGGTCCAAAATGGGATAGGCCATTGGACTCGCTCTTGCACTTGTTCTGGTTCTGTTCCAGGCGGCAGGTTGAGTGGGAATTCAACACCATCAGCGACGACCAAGAAGCAGTTATCACCAAACTGTTCTAGTGCTTCCTTCAGTTCATCGCCACCGTGAGCGAAGTCCTCTAGTCGAGCACCGAAACCAGTCTTGGAATAAATCTTGTAGTAGGTAAGCAAATCATTCGTTTTGCCGTTGTTTCGGTCGCTTGCGATCCCTGGTCGTGTGCCACTAGTCGCAGCCCCACGAGCACTCTCGCCGTTGCCTTTCAACAGCTTGGGATCGATCCCGTATTCCTTGGCGACTTGCCAAATAGGCTGGGTGCATTTACGGGCGACCCACTTCATCTCCGATCGCTTACGCGCGTCGGGATCTTTGATGAGATTATCCACGCTGTCGTGGAATGTTTTGGGGTAACGGAGGGTACTTCCGGGGGGATTGTACATCTCCGTCCAGAGGGGTGCCTCTCCTTTTATCAACGCTTCTGTGACGCATTCGCGTACCTCCTCTTTCTTCCGGCCTTCAAGCTGAAGCCAGTTGAGGTAGCGTTGTCGAATATCAGCATGCGTCTCCAGTCGAGCACGGTTGTATGCCTCTCGCTGTTGAAGCATCTGAAACTTCTGCTGAAACTGTGGGTCATTCATATCCCCCAGGGCAGCAGGATGTATCTCGTCCTTTGGTGGGATCGACACTTGTACGTGCGGGTCACGAGCGATCAGCCTTGGAGAAAACAGCTGCACGATCTCAGACACCTTGTTGGTGCTAGAGAGGAACAGCGGCTTCACGGAGTCAGGGGAACCCTTTGAAAGGTATCCCCCCTTTCCCGTTTGGTACTCCGACTCCCACATCCAGTTGTGATCGCCGTCAAAAAACTGCATGGCCTCACGGGCATAACGCCCGAACGTCTTATCCTTGTGCCTTTCAGCCGCGTGGATAAGAGAGGTCCATGCCTTGACAACCACACTCAGCGGGTGAGAAGTGCCTTCGTTATCTACCATCGTCCAGTTCCCTGAGTCGAGCGGTTAGTTTTGGAATGCCCATCACGTGAGCGTAAGGAATACCAGCCTCGATGCCACGCTTGCGAAGTGTCTCAAGTTCAGGATCAACATCGTCCTTCGCCTTAACCTTCTGTGGTTTCGGGCCTTTGACTTGATTCAATAGACCTTCGATACGGGTCAGTCGTGCGTCCAGGGCGATCGCTTCCGCTTGTGCCTTGAGCGTTGCCGGGGCGTGTTCCCACTTCCCTTTGATACTTCCTCGCCGGTTGTTGTTTTGGTGTCGAGGATCTTCGACGTGCAAGATGTCGTCCACTCGCTTACCGCCGGGCATGATGACAATGATCATTCGATCACGGACTGTCTCAACTAGACCAAGGGCGTATTCTGTGCGACCGCTTTCACGGATGATAACTGGCTGACCGGGGTACACGTCTTGAGGCATGATGAAGGCATCTTCGATTGCACGCCGACGCTTCCTCTCCTCTCGTATAACGTCCTGTTGGTCTCTCTGTTCGTCTGCTAGTGATTGCATGATCTCTTCCTTTGTTAGGCACCACGAGGGCCGAGTGTGATGTGGTTAGTGTTCAGCGCCGACATGGGGTCGTAATTGCGCATTTTCTTTTCAAAGTCCTTACGTTCTCTCCAGAGTTCGTAGGTGGTCTTTGCTTTCTTCGCTGGAGGTGCTTTAACGTACGGAACTCCGTGAGCTGCCGCATACTCCAGACAATTCATTAGGTGGTTGTGGCGTGGCATCGGTGTGTCGAGGATTATCTGTGTACCACCGACGTTTTGTGTCTTTTTGTTGTACCTGTCGAACTCGCGTAACGTGTTAGGACAATTAGCTGCAACTACCAAGTAAGTAGGCTGTCCGATATCGCCCCGAATGGTGAGCAATTCACGCACCGCGTTGCAGCGTGCTTTCACGTCGTCGCTACCGGCGAGGTATCCGAATTTAGTGTGGTACGACTTGACGTTGTTTGCCCTTAATGCGTCACTATACTGCCGCTTGATTGTCTTGCCGGAACCAGCCTCGGTAGGTCGCGATCCATGCTCGTCGATGATGTGTGCCTGAATTCCTGTTCGGGCTACTTTGCGACCCATCGCCTTGCCGTACATAGCCGCATCGCATTGCGCGAGGTACAACTCGTCGTACTGGATTACATATCGACCGTATATCTCGGGTGGAGGGACGGCAATAAACGCAACGGCACATCGCGAGTGACCAGGGTCAGTGATCGTGTATTTGCACCAATCTTCAGGCGGCTGATTTCCACGTTCAGCCATTACCTTGAGCACTTTCTGTGGACCGGTCTTTGGTAGGCAGTGGACGATGCGAGCGAAGGTCGGGTACATCTGCCGGTGATCGAGGATCATCTCCCCTTTTGCACGTCGCAGGTATACCTCTTCGCCCTCAGCTTTCCAGGCCTTGACGTTCTGTTCGATAACACTTTCTGGAAGGTAGATATTGTCGAATATCGTCGCCTTGAACACCTTAGCAGAGGGTCTGGGATCTTCATCCTCCTCCTCTTGCCGAGCACGATTCACGAGGTTAACCATCGCATCGTTTTTGCTCTGTGGCATAGCCGTCCAGATCAGTCGCCCCTTCTCCTGCATCGACAGTCGAGCAAGCATCTCGGAGTACCAAGACTGGATCTGAATATCTTCGTCGATATGCACCAAGTCAGCTTTGAAGCCTTGTGCAGGTTCACCGCGAGAACTGAATCCCCAGATTTCCCAGCCGTTATGGAGCGTGATCTTAGCGAAGATGCGGTCCTTCTTGCTGATCCACGATATCTGCTTAATGTAGCGTCGTGGAATCAACGGAGGAGCCGGTCGTGCCTCACTCGCTCTGGCTGAATCGAACTTTGGATTGTAGGTTCGGTAGCCCTTCTTCTCGTGGTCCCAGATCATCTGAAATTCACCCGCCCGCAGCAAGTAATCGTGCATACGTGTGATGTGTTTCTCGTCATAGCCCAGACACACAACAAGCCCACAGTCTGGATATTTATTGAACGGGTCACGGTTGGTGACACAGCGAGCGACTTCGACGAATCCAGCTAGAGACTTGCCGGTTTGGTTGCCTGCGATCAACGCCACTTCACGGATCTTGCACGCATGGAACGGTGCTTGGAACGGCTGAGGTTCGTAGATGTTCAGAGCCTCGGCACGTCGATCCGCTAATTCCCTAAGCACTTCCTCTGTACGGCGTTCCTCGTACGTGGAGTGTTCAGTGATTCGGTCTAGGAGGATGTTCTGTTCGGTCATTCTTCCTTCTCGGTCTTGTCGTCGATTTCCTTCTGGCGTCTCTTTTCCCGCTCTAGGAGTTCAAGTGCAGCGGCTTCTAGTTCGGTCGTTTCCATGTCCTCGACGTTGCGATTCAATGTTCCCCGCTCATCAACCCTGGTTCCGACACCCAGGACCAACTGCAGGATCTTTTGTTGCACGGTAGGCTTGGCACCTCGGTAGCAAATAGCCGCCTCGGCACCAATGCCTCTCGCACCGCCGAAAGCAGATGACAGCGATTCCCAGACCTCTTCCAGTGTGGGTACACCGTTGTTGACCGGAGCGTTAACGATCTGCTCAATCAGGCGTACGACTTGCGTATCCCGCTTGAGCATCGCGTTCTCAACGATCTCTTGGTTCTGGTCGGCTATCTCTGCCTTCAGTTGGGTTCTGAGCGCGATTTGCTTCTCGACGCAGGCCGTACATAGGAGGTTGCGAGCACCTCCAAACGCAGACTCCGGGCAGATTTGCAAGCAATCTTTACACGCTCGTTCGTTATCCCCACCGGAATCTGCGGCTACATACATCACCCTTCAACTCCCATCAGGCGTCGGCCTTGCTCAGAGTCGAATGGGATTGCACCAGACATCTCGATCGTCTTGTGTGCAGGACCACGCAGGACGGCGTCATGGTTCTTCTTGCAGACGTTGCTAGAATTCCAGACGGTAGGCTTGCCTACGCACCATGGTTTCCAGTGACCTGCCCACGCATCCCAGTTGCAATACAGCGGGTTGTAGCCAAGGATTTCTTCGCCAGCCATAGAGATGTCACGGGTGTTCGTAACGTCCTCAGTTGACATCTTGCCATTCTCGCCGTCGTCGGGATACTCGTAGTAGAAGTACGGCTTCTCGATGATATCGAAGACCCGCATGTCGTACATGATCAGACCAGTTGGCAACGCCGCCACGTTGGTAATGCCTGTGGCGTTCGCGGCCTCATCCCTGGAATACTGCTCCAGGTTGGCACTCACGAGATCGCTATTACTAGTGGATTGCCATTTGAACACATAGGGATTCTCTCCCCAGATGTCGTGCGGGGGGCGAGGTGGTGGTCCACAATAAGGGGCACCGATAACTACAGGCCCTTTTTCCCAATGTTCGTGCAGAAACGAGAATGACGTATCCCAGAACTTAGGGGCGTCGGGGTAGTAATCCGGGCGCATGTCGGAATCGACCATGACCAGGACATCAGCCTTCTGTTCCCTACCAATCTCAACGAAGCGGTTACGCACCATCGTTATGGGGGTGTCGTTTTCCGTAACGTCAGAATAAGACTCAATACGGTCGTCCTGAAGAATGGACTGAAAAGTGGTCATCGCCCAACCCCTCACATCGGGGTGTTCGGCGGCAATTCCACCATTCCCCCCATAGGAAGGGAAGCAGACGAGGACGTTTAATTTGCGGGGTGTAGCCATTAAAGTCTCCTAACTCAAGTGTTAGCAGGTGCGGTGGCCGTTACTCCTGCGGGAATAAGAACGGGGAAAATGACCTGGGGCGAGGTTTTACCCCCACCCCAGGTCCAGCCCCCGCAGATTTATAGCCTCACGTTTACGGACGCAAGGATTGTGGTTTCCGTTGCTGTGGTGATCGCACCGGTCAGTGCCCGACCAATGACATTGCTCGACCGAATCACCGAGTCGGTGTCAGCCGTGTCAAGTGGAATCACGCGACCAGCGGTCGTACCAGCAGACTCAAGAGTCGTACCGGCACCAGAACTGATCAACTGGTCACCGACAGCGATGTCAGCCGCCATGTTGGCCTGTTGGGTAATGACGTTGTTCGGGCCGTTTACCACGACATAGAACACGCCATACTGAGGCACACCAGCGGCGACAATGCAATCATCAACTGGAGCACAATGCAAACCAGCAGTGACAGCAGCGTAACCATCGACCTCACTGAAATACACTGCACCGCCAGATGCTTCAAAGAGCACGAGCTGTCCAGGCTTCAGGTTGATCGCACAGTTGTTACGAACACAGAGCACTTGCTTCATTCGGTTGGTACGCCGAGACTTCTGACCAATAGCGGCAGAAGGATCTTTGTCTTCAACCCAGAAGGTTTGCCCTACATAGGCACCATGTTTGCCCTTGGCCGAATCATCAGTCTGATACGTCCCAAGGTCAAATGGTGCTGAGCAGTTAGGTTGCGTCATCAAAATTCTCCCTATGCAACAGCCGACAACTTGCAGAAGTTGGCTGGCGATTTGTAAATGAGGTTACTGTTAGTTTCCACGCTCGCGGCGTACGACTTATCCAACCACTCGTAGTGTGGACCTTCGCTATGAAGCAGTTGGTCGAATTGACACTCTAGGCTGACATTAGCAACCGAGACGCCATATGCAGATGCAGCAGGCATAGATGTGTCCTGTGCAATCTCAACACCGTCGAACGAGATGGTCTTGAAGCCAAGAGCACGCGCTGGAAGGTTTTCACTGACGATAACCCGCTCTTTGGTGTCAAGCTGGTTCTTAAACGCATACAACCAGTCGCGAGACATCAGGAACAGATCGATACCAGCCGATGAGCGAGCATCGTTGCGTTGCGAGTGTGCCAATGCAAGTCGCAAGGCCTCAACGCCGTTAGCTGCCCAAGTGGACCCCGAAAAATAGGTGGAGGTCGCATTCACCAAAAGGGGGGTCCAGAAGTCGTACTTGACATCTGCTTGGCCCCAAGGCCACACCGCTGAGGAGTCCTGTGCCCCCCCGTATGAACCAAGGTCCATAGTGAGATTGGCGTAAGTACCCGATGCTTCAGCGATCGGATCGGCGGCGTTGGCAGTTCGTGCGGCACCGGTGCTCACATTGAGCGTGTCGCCAGAAGCCTGGAACAACGTACCGAGTCCTTCCCATCCCTTGCTGTTTGCGGCGGTCGAACCGTCCACGACGTAGCGAGTGGCGAGGTGCTTGTCCATCGAGTCGCCAAGCTGCTTCACGAACTGCTTGTAGACGTTGATGATCGCGTGCTTACTGCGATTCTCAAGCATCTCTTTCTTCTTGATTGCGTCAGTTACGTCATAACCGCGCATTTCAAATTCAGCCCGTTGCCACAAGTTTTTTCTGGTAGGACTGAGGGGGTCTTCCCCTAAAGTGTCTCTGACATCGTGGATATCGAACTGGATCGGTCTGGTCATGCCAGCTCCGCTCACATTCAATACAACATTGCCGCGTTCCTTGATCATCCCCGGAAGGATGTAGTTACGCCACGTCGCATCTTCGACCTCTTTAGTGTGGTTGGCGAGAGTCGTCTGTAGACTCCGATCCCACGCTGAAGGGGTATAACTTTGATATTGGCCCATTACAGGAGATCCTTATTGTGACGACATCATGCGATTAACAAAATCATCCCCGTCAACTTGACTATCGAGGAATTGCGTGATATCTAGTGTCGGTTCAGCTAGTACGTCCGGGTGTGCCGGATTTACGGTTCCGTTCTGCGGGACGGTGCCATCACGGTTGGCGATGTAATTACCACCAGCCGCGAGGTGTTGTTTCTTCTTTGCTTCTGCTAGATCAGCAGGGGTCTGAGGGGGTGCAGCTTGAGGAGGTGCAGCCTGGGGCTGTTGCTGTTGAGCGAACTGCTGCTGTACCTGCGCGAGTGCAAGTCCATGTGCCTCTCGGACGGGAACGTCTCGACTGCGGAGGCTGGTCGTTATCTCTCGATACGCTTGCCCGGCAGGGGTCAGTTCTTCATACCCGGTGGCGGGGTTGACGCCGAACAGCCAAGATGAGTTTTCTTGCAGGATCTGCTCTGCTTCATACCTTTGTGAGATGTTCGCCTGTTGCGTCTGCATCTGTGCCTGTATCTCTGGCACGACCTGATTCTTGATGACCTCTTGCATGACTTCATGAGGTGCCTCATTCCATCGCTGCGCCCACGTATCGCGGTAGTTCGCGTAGTTAATTGCTTGGTCACGAAAGTCTTGCGGGGCGAGATACTGGTTAGTTACCGGATCAACCTTCCAGACAGTGTTGCCCTGGTCGTCTAATTCGGCGTATTGCCCTAGCTTCTTGTAGTCTGGCTTAGGGGGTGCATTGAACCACGACTCATGAGCTGGTGCTTCTGGTTCAGTGTTCTGCGGCTGATTCCGCGATTCAACCCACTTCTGATACTCAGGGTCAGCCCGGAGTTGGTTGTATTGATTGGCCTGATCATAGGTCGAGGCCATTTGAGCGTTCTGCTGCTGCTGATTCTGAAGGTTGTACTGGTACTGCTCTAGGAGCATCTGCCCAGCATTCTCAGCATTAACGCCCTGGATACCCATCGCTGCCACTTGGTCGTGAAACTCAAATGCAGGGGTATCGTCAACCGCCGGATCGGCATCAGGGGAAATATCAGAAGGATCTTCCGATTCAGATTCGCCGGAGGGTGGGTCGGCGGCTGGAGGTTCGGGATCTGGGAAGTCGTCGTCAGATAACGACTCTAGGGGCCTGTCCTCGACCTCATCAACAATTTGGGTGTCTTCGGGTTGTTCTTCAACCATTGTAATTCCTTAATGAACTGGGGGGTGCTCATTAGGAATTACGCTTTGTAACGACTTAGATTCTATTTACGCCTATATTTCCCCAAATGTACTAGCCGGGTCACCTCCATATGAGGGGTAAGATATCTCGGTGTATGCCATCTCTGGCTGCAAGATCCATGTGGGATCGTATCCCGATACCCGGATTCCCGCCATCGTTTACCGCCTGAAGTCCGCACATATAGCCCCATACCGGGCACCATACCGACTGGGGTAACTCCTCGGTGGCGTCATCCACGTCGTTGTGCGTTAGCTTCTCTATGATATCTCGTGTGTTATCCATTGCCGTATCTCCATAAAAATACCCCCGCTAAGCCTCATGCTCGGCAGGGGTAGACGAGGTTACCAAGCAAGATCAGCAGGAGCATCCTCTGCAGGGGCATCAGACTTACTTCCGAGAAAGACGACCCGGTCAGCGGATACGCGCATTTTCGATCGCTTCTGACCGTCCGTTTCCCATTCGTCCATCTTCAGCCGACCTTCGACCAAGACCTGTGAACCCTTCCGCAGGAACTGTGCAGAGGTCTCTGCGTTGCGACCCCAGACCGTGCAGTCTACAAACGTGGTCTCATCGACCCAAGTCTCGTTCTTCTTGACGCGATCGTTGACAGCTACGCCAAGATCACATACGGCAGTGCCGCTTTGCGTGTGCTTCAGGTCGATGTCTCGTGTGACATGACCTACAATAACTACTCGATTGAAACTAGACATCCTTCGATCTCCGTGAAAACAGGGGTTGAAAATGATATTGATGCATCGGCAATGGGGTTGAATAAAAGGTTGTTGACCACTGCCCAGACCTCGTTGGACACAACGTCGTCGCATGATAGTGTGTCGATGACAAGGTCGCATTGACACGATATCAGTGCTTTAGTGTTGTCGCTTCTCATGAGCGGTAACCCATTGCTTTGTCGTGTGCTAACTCTTCTTGTATCTTGCGTGTCTTCTGCACCAGCGACTGCTCTGATGATGTTGCTTCGTCGTCGGGCATATCCCACTCCGATTCATCGCCACCTCGCATGTACGATGCGGTGTCAAGCCACGCCTTCTCCTTTCCGGCCTGGATCTTTGTGAGGTAGACGAGGCTTCCTCTCTTGATCTCTTGATCTGTTTCGTTCTTCAATGTGATCGTGCCATCTAGGTGCTTCAGTATACCCTTTGCCGTGAAGTGTGAAACCCCCGTTGATTGGAAGAGACTCACCCCATATATGGTGGAGTACTCCTTCGCAGGGATAACAGCCAGTGGCATTGTCGGGGCGATTGCAGCCGCCGTGATGACCTTCAAGAAGTTACGTCGTGTAGTCATGTTCACTCATCTCCCGGTTAATTGTGTGTACTACAGCCCAAAATATTCTCAGCCTACTCCCTGCGCTGTGGTCGTTTTGTATCCAGTACTTCATGGGTAGCGAATCCAGACCGCCGCTGCAACAGCGCTGCAGTTCCTTGACAGCCAAGTCCTTTGTGGCGTTTTCGATCTCGTTATGTATCACGATGGTCCCACGCTTGTTGCATGACAGCTGTTGCGGTGTCTAACCTACCGGCGTCGTCGAAGTACAGCGGCTCGCACTTCGCCCAGAGTTCCGGGCTATTCCAGGGTGCGTTGCCGAATGACTCTATCGCTTTTGCTATATCAGTGGTGGTTGTGTCAGCTACCATCGGTCGTAAGGATATCCTACTCTAGTGTCAATGAATATACCCTGTTCGACTGCAGCGCGGCACCTGAAGTCAGCGGTGTCCCAGAGTTCGCGTGTGGCGAGATTCACAACCTCACCTGAGTACGCCTCTTGAATTCCATCGATGCAGTTGATGTACGGCCTTGCTAACGCCATGTATACCTCATTGTCTTTCATCCTACCCTCACAGCGTTAAGGAATGCGGTCTGTGAGTTGTGTACGGCGAGGTAGTTAGGGCCAAGGAAGTCCTCATCCTCGTACGCATATGCCTTGAATTCCACCCCGTCTGGAAAGACCTTGCCGATTAGAAAACCCCTTGGAGTGAGATAGTCATAAAAGTCCTTCAGGAATGTCCGTGCCTCGATATTGACCAAGCCGTACTCGAACTGGATGGCACCAATATTGCCGGTCGAGAGCATCGTGTTGAATCCACGGATGACTGGCATCTCTCCACCCTCAACGTCGATCTTCAACAGTCCGATCTCTGGGATCTGCTCACCCTCGCAGAACACGTCGCCGGTAATCATCGGTAGGATGTGATGCGACTTCTTGGAACCAGGGATGTGCTTGTCAAGGAACATCCCGTAGCGTGAACTGGTATGCGGCTTATCCTCGACGTGATAGAAGTTCACCTTGGAGTGAGTACGCTCTCCGACTACGACGTTGTGTGTCACGCAGTTCTCATGGAGTACGCTATGTACCAAGGTATCGTAGTTCTCTGGGGAAGCCTCAAACATGTACGTCAGGCGACCTTTGGCAGTGGGGATACTGCCCCAGTCACCATGGAACGCACCGACATCAAAGAAGGGACCCGACAGATGCTCTAGGGCAGTGTCGATGACGAATGTTTCGCCGTTGGTTTTGATGTCGTAGTTGACGTTGCTCACCGCACGACGCACAACGCCAGCGGACAACATCATCGCCTTCACGTCGGTGCTGTGCCTATTCAGACACATGCTTTGTAGAAAATCCACTAACCTTCTCCCTTACTTTTTGTGGGTGTGTAATCCAAGAAACCCCGACCTGATCATTGATGCGTCGGAGTACGTCGAACCAGACTAGATCACGAACCCTGTGGTCTATACATGCATGTATCGCTCTGTGTGTGTCGTTGGCTATGCCGTACCACGGGAGATTCGACGGGGCGGTGATCTTGGTCGCTGTCATTTGCTCACCACCTCCTGAAAGGCTGCGAATAGTACTGCCGAGTTGTCGGGGGTTGCGTCACGTACTCGCATCAGTACGTCAACATACACAAGTGAGTGCGGCTTTATGCAACTCTCGATTGCCGTGGTCACCTCCACGCCTATTCCAAAGCGAGGGAGATTCAGAGGGCCGGTAATCTCAGGTACTGCTGTCATCGCTCAGCCCCTCCTCTAGAGCTTTGTTCTCAGCGTCGGTCGCTACACTGTGTCGAGCAACGCGATCTTCTTCGGCTGCAGCCAGTTCTTCTAGACGGCAGGTCTCATCGTACTCTGCCATGTTAAGCGGATTGAGTTTCCACTTGTTCATAGAGTCACTCCTAAAAACCAAGGTACACGAGAATTGCGAGGGCCACCGAACCCTCGTGTACCCCGGTCAGCTAGTTTCGTTCAGGATATTACGCATCCGCGCCAGCTTATCTACAAGGAAGCTGATGTAGGCGGTGTCCCTCGCCCGGTACTCTTCCAGTTCCGCAATCTTATGCTCTTGCGTCTTGATCATCTCCGAGTAGTCGTCTCGCTCGATGCGGAGGTTTTCAATCGTCACTCGTAGGTCGTTTGTCATCGTCCCGTCCTTGATAGTAGCGGATTGTGCCCCGTACGTCCCTGCATACAACCGTTGGCTTGTCTTCTCCTAGTCTGCTCTTCAGTACAGCAATCTCATTAGTCAGTAATGCGTTCTTGTTTCGCCTTCTCGTGGCAACTGCTCTCGCCTCTACCAGACGATGCCGCAAGTCCTGTATTTCTTTGAAACAGTCGTTGAGCAGTGGCGTGCCAGTTAGGTCGCGGAGGCGGTCGAGGATGTCCACTCTGCTACTCCTGTGTATACGAACATATTCAAATCGTCGATATCGGTGTAGATCAGGTCGGGTGGTGTATCCGCTGTAATGGTGGCGAATGCGGTATTCATGCCCGAAAGTATCCCGCCGCAGAACCCGCCATTGCCAACAATCCTCTCTGCTGCTTCATCCATCGTATACCTCGGTCAGTCAAAGGTCAAGTAAATATATGAAAACCGGCACGACCTGACGCCCTATTATCGCCAAGCCGCACCGGGAGGATGAAATAAACCCGACGCCATGGGAGTGAGACACAGCGCCGGGGGTGCGTAGCCCTGGAGGAAGACCACGCAGGAGATGAATCAGCATGTGTCGAACAGCATGAACAACACGATAAATAACACTCCTAGGGGTAAAAACGAATCACGGTAGTAGTCACTGAAGTCCAGAACCGTTTCGATCATCTTTCTTCTTTCGTTTGAGTAATGGCTTGCGTGCTTGGGTGAAGTCCTTCGCAGCTTTACCGAGATCCTCTGTGCTTGATGCCGGTGGTGTCGCCTTCGTGACGGACTCTAGTCGGACCTCGGGGAACTGGCAAGCACCTGATTTGGTGACAGCTTCCGCAATAGCGAGCAGTGCATGTGTCTGTGCAGCGGTGGCTGTGACCAGAGCGGCGTTGGATGCTTGGGCACTACTTTGTGCGATGGTGAGAAGTTCGATTGCTTTGTCGGCGTGGTTCATAGTGACCTACAGGAGTTCGGAGATGTATTCGAGAATGTATAAGCGTGGGGCGAGCGTAACTTTGAGTAGGCAATGTATAGCGGTGAAGCCAAAGATGATAGGCCAGATGACGGCGATACCCGCAAAAGCATTGAAGAGCACCTGACCCATAAACCAATCAGCATCGTCTTGGCGATCACTTCTTACGGGATAGAAGTGGCGGTACAGAATAGCTAAGACCACCAGAATCGCGCCGCACACTACAGCAACAATAGCTGACTCCCAGAACGCGAAGTTGATAACCTCCTCTGCAACTAGCGGAGCTTGCTCGGCGGCGAAGTCGGTTGTCCAGGCGAGGATTTCGTCTAGCTTTTCTGCGATACGGTCGGTTGGGGCGTCCATGCTAAACTCCAGATAGTGGTGCTGAGTAGCGTGTGTATGGCGTTACTGCAGGGCAGGACTGCCGCAGCAAACACCTCTTGTATCACTTCGTCTGAAGCGAACTTGTCTATTGCGAGGTCAACCGTGTCCAGGCATTCGAGCCCAATAACACTAGCTGTGTCGTCAGTCTTAAATCGCACGATATCACTCCTGTAAAAACGGCAAAGGTGGTGTGCAGCCATGAGAAACTAGTTCGCGGGATTGCACGTAGGACAACAAGTCCTCCACCCTCACCTACCCATCGTGTGACCGTGACAGTCACAGCTTTATTGTACCGTTGCCGTCGTTACTGTCAAGCGTGAAATATATTGCGTCGTCGATAGTAGTGGACAGGTCGAGGTGCGAAAGGGCGGTGAAGTTAGGTGGGAGTTGGAAATGCACATCCACGGCGAGGTCACCGGACAGGTCGTCCAAGAGTGCCAGTCGCGTTCTGTCCAGGGTTGCTCGTTCGATATCAAGGCTGATTCCTCTATCCATTGTCTTCTCCTAGCTTTGCAATTCGCCGGGTGACGCTAACGTGAACGTCATCCCTTTCAAAGGCCTCGGTCATCATGTCATCCACAGGCGACCAGACTTCAGCAAGCGCTTCTGAGATCCGTGGACAACGATTGTACAGCAGGAATACGCCACAGGTGCGATCGATTTCGTGGACTACTGATACTACAGGCATCGTGTTATCTCCCAGTCTGCGGTTTCATCGACACTCATCTTCCCATCAACAGCAAAGAATACAGGGTTGTGGATGGCGTTGACTACCATCTCTCGCACGAACCGACCGTCTATGTCGTTAACGCTACCGGCGCGAGGCACGTCTGTCGCGTCCGCAATCATCCTCACTGTGTTATCCATAACACCGCCTCGTCGATATTGTCGTCCCACATAGTGTTGTGGTCACGCCTGAACAAACTACCTCGCACGACACCAATACTAGCGAGCATGAGTGGGGCGAAGTCGATACCCTGGAAGCATATGTTGGTGGCAGCGGTGATCCTGAAGCGGGTGTCATCCATGTTAGGCGATCCTACGTTCGATCCAGAGTGAGCAGCGCATACCAAGCAGAGATCCCAGCGTCATCCCAACCGTGTAGGGGAGGAACAGCCAGAAGGACATGCCTGATAGCACGAGATGTCGGAAGGTGGCAAATAATATAGCATTGGAAAACAGGCTAGAGAACAGGTGATACGTGAGATTGTCCCTGTTGCGTGAGCGAGACACGAGACAGAAGGACAGACCCTGGGTGAAAGCTAGGAGGAAGGTGAGCATTGCCCCTCGTCCGTGCGATAACCCGTCAGCCGCTGCGATGTGCAGTTCGTGGTAGGGCACCAAGTCTCTCGTGATTTAGAAGCGAGCACCGACGTAGTGGGCCAAGCACCAGTGTCATCGAACTCGAATACGCAGCCACAGACAGGGCATTCCGCACGGTAGACGAGATGCACTAGCTTCTGCTCGGTGCCACGTTTGATGATGCGTCTCATGATATTAGCCTCCCCTTGATGAATTGGTCGCAGTGTTCGGTGGGGCATATTACCTTGTAGTCGCCAAACATTTGCCGCAGCACAGGATTGGCCTCACTTGCTGCAAACTCCACTTTGCACCCACAGTTTTGGCAGTCCCCCACGAAGTAAGACGGTCGCTGCTGTGTGGCTGCAAATTGCCTCCTGCCGGGTATTACAGTTCTCATGAGTACACCTCCGGGTTACAGACATTGCGAGTAGCCTCGTAGAGAGGCAGGTTCAGGGGCCAGAGAACATCCTGTACATGCTCGCTCATGTGGAGTCTCACACGGTCGCGTACGGCATTCCGCTCAGCCTCCCTTGCCACTAGCGTGCGAACAACATGCAGAATCTGTAGATGGGTAAAGTCGCTCATGGTTCACTCCAGGTTGTAACAAATAAAGGCACGTTATTGTACCAGAACAGGGGCGTAGAGGCAAGTTCGTGTCATCTGTGATACGAAACTAAGCCGTAGATGCATTGGTGATTGCCGGATGTGATGCCAAGCGTGAGCGACTGGAGATTCCACCTCACTGGCTTGAGTACTTCGGAGCAAACGACAGTAGCAACGGGGCGGCAGTGGTCACGGATATCCTCCTCAAGAGGGACAGTAACAGCGTCTTCGATCTGGGTCTTAATGCTAGTGATCATAACCAGAACACCTCATTGTCCACTCCCAGGGGCACAGGCCCACGGTTATTGAGGCTCGGTGAGTGCCTGTCCACAAGACCACGCCAAGTGTTACCAGCATGAGCGTCGAGGATCGGGGTAATGATGTTGTGCTCAACGTCCCAGATAACATGATAGTGGATGAGTTCCTCCCGCTGAAACGAGAGATGACGCCAGGACCAGCGAGTACGCCCGTAGTAGATAGCATCCTCGACCTCCTGCGTCACAGCCAAGCCAATCAGATACTTAACTGACGGCACACGAGGGTCGCCAATGTCATGATAATGACCACGCAACTCGCCCTTGATAGCGCGAATACGGTAGAACCCAAGCCAACGCAAGAGGCGATACCACCTACGCTGAAGGGGGGTACAGTCAGGCGAGATAAAGGTGTACATGGTTCACTCCAGAGGGTAAAGAAAACACGTCCCGTTAGCCAGAGAAGCCAACCCCCGTAGCGTTTTGCTCGCCCGATAGAGTTTAAACCTCACCAACTCCGTTCCTGTCAAAACACGCCACGGCACCACTGCGTGCAGGAAACCCGGCGAAACACCAGATAGTCCCATTGTACACTCGATCGAAGCAGAGTCAACGCCGGTTCAGGGAAACAGGCCAGATGAATATGCGTGAATCGACACAAATGCCGTCTAATGGACTGTATGGGGGCGTATGGAGCGTCAAGGAGTGCAGGGACGTAGGCAGACAGAATAGAGGAGTGTGGGAGGAAGCGGGGTAGGGAGGGACGTACGAGACGGGAGAGAGGCATAATGAGCATAAAGGAGTGCGTGGGGAGAGGAGTGGGTAGGTAGGGAGGGAAAGTAATGTTGGAGCGAAAAGAATACGGCACTCGATTGTGTCTGGATCGGAAGAGAGGAACGACGTAAGTGGTTGTATAGAAGCACGTTAGGGTGATAGGAGATTTACAGGGGAGGGAATGGTGTGTCCGACAAGGGGCGTAGGCAATGTGGGTGGTAGGGTAGAAAGTAAGTGTGGGGCAAAAATACTCTGGGGCGAAGGTTGATTATGTGTGGGGCCTCAGTGGGGTCCCGCCCCCCCCATCGCTACCGAATCGCTGTTTCGGCCTACTATACTAGCATAAAAGCGGATCCGCCCTACAACCAACACGGTTCTACGTCATTCTAGTGATCGCGATCGATGCACCTTCAC